ACGGTGTCAAGTTTTTTTTCTGGAATTTTTCATCTTTTTGCTGCCTCCAACTTTTTTGTTTCATCCCTCTTTTTTCCAGCCACGCATCGCAAGCCTCACCAACACTTTTAGAAAGGTGAGTCATATATTGCATTTGTCGGTCGCTATGCGTTTGTTGTTTGTTATATGCTCCTTCTCTCATCACCACCAAGATGTATATTCTACCTCAAAGCCATTAGCAAGGCATTTCCTAGCCTTCGCTATAAACTCAAGATCATTTTGTTTATATTCCTCGTTGTCCTTGGTGCAATCACCAAAAAAGAAACCTACGGTTTCGGGCAGGTTGCCTCTTATTACCACCGCTTCCAAGGTGTCCAAGTCGTCTTTATCAAGAGAAAGAGTTTTACAATTAAACTCTCCCTGATCTCCTGTCTTAGTGCGGTAAAGGTCAGCCATGTAACCTTCTAGTGCATTGTGTTTACGCCAGTAACCTATTTCAGTTTTGACGATTGTCTCGGTGAGGGTCTCATGATTGTATTCCCTCTTTACTTTTTTTGCGTATTGGTCTAGTCCCATGTTACTTTTTGGTGAGTGGTTTTGCTTCGATGTCAGAGATGTCAGTTCCGACGAATCTGATATTAAACTCAAGAGGCTCTTCGCTAAGAAGATCCTTCGCTACAATTTCGCCATCTTTTACAAAGAGGCAGAAGCCGCCATCTACAGCGGCACAGTTTAGGTTTGCTAGGATTTGATCGATTCGATTTATCATTTTACTTATTTCTATTTTTTGTGTGATTAGCCAAGATGTCCTCAAGTCTTTGAGCGATTTCTGGATTGTCGGCTTTAGTCCAACCGATAAGAAACGAGATGTCGTCTCTCATAAGTGCGACCGCAGTCTGTTCTGTGAGGAGTTGTTCAAGATCTGATTTTGTCTCTGTCATGATGCTGTAAGTATACCACACATTTGTTTTTAGTGCAACCCTTTTTTAATCTTTTTTTTTCTTTTTTTTCTTTTTATTTTACTTGACAGGTCGCAGGTCACACGTTAAATAGATAAATAGTAAATAGTGTGTTTTTTTACTTGACAGCCCCCCAGATCGATCATGCGTATAAAGGCTTGTAAGTCGTTGACTGTCAACGAGTTACGCGGCGGCGGGGGGCCGCCCCCCATAACCCCTTGACTATCAGTGAGTTATCGCTGTCTCACTAACGGACTCCAGTCGAAGCGGTCATTGACGATCTCAAGGGAGGGGCCATACTGCGATTCGTAGGCGGCTCGCTCACTAGGGAAAGTGATGAGCGCCTTCCACGCTCCCTTGCGGAAGGCGCGGGGATTACGCATGATGCGCTCGCTCATGCGGAGATTGTGGCTACCGCCGAACACAACGGGGTTACCGATCTCACCTGTCAGAATTACGTAGTAGGGTCTGTCTGTCATGTGGGTATTATAGCGGAGTGACGGCTAACCGCAAGGCTTTTTTTGCGTTATTACGCATTTTTTTTCGTGCTGTAACTGATTGACTATCAATGACTTATGAGGCGGCGGGGGCCGCGTCGTCGTAACTCGTTGAGCGTCAACGACTTACAACGCAATTTTCTTGTCAAGTAAAAACCTCGCCACCGACTCCACTCGGTGACGAGGCTCCATGACAGCGACAGGGCTAGCCTGTCAAGATTTTTTGTGCGCTAGTTTTACAATCGTATCCCCTAACATTAGCACAACAGCCCACAGCGCTGGCAGTCCTAACATTACTATAAGAAAGTCGGCACCATCCCAACCACGCAAGACGCTTTCGAAAAGTGCGGGACCGCTACCAATCAAGACGGCGATCATGATGATTACGAAGTTAAACGCTATGCATACCATAGCAGAGAATAGAAAGCGGTCGATGAAGTGATTGAGAGTAGAGAAGAATTTTTTCATGATTTTTTTGTGTGTGTGTTAGATTTTTTTTTGTGTGTGTTAGTGGGTGGTCTCGATTGCCTCGACTGCTTCATCAAGTTGGCTCTCGATTCTTTTAAAGGTCTGCTTGTTAAAGGCAGATGTTTCTTGCCATGCAGCACCTGCGGCGGCGATACCTGAAACACCTTTCATTACCATTTGGAGTTTAAAGATTTGATCTTTTAGTTGGTCGATTTTTTCTTGTTCTGTCATGATTAGAATATACTTTATAAGTGGAGTTAACGCAAGTATTTATTTACTTTTTTTCGCGGCGGCTAGTCTTGCGGCTTTAGCCTTGGCGACTGGGCGCTTTGCCCATTCAGCGCGAAGCTCTTCGAGCGTTCTCATATCGCACTGGTTATGGTTACCCGCGTTTGCGCGGATCATGGCGCGGCGCTTTTCGCTACGCTGTTCTTGTTGTTTGTAGTAACTTATCATGTTTATACTATAGCACAGTTGGAGTTAAAAGTCAAGGGTAAAAGTATCTTTTTTTTTATTTTTTTAGATGCTCAACTTGTTGAGCATTGGCGACCAGTCGCGGCTTACGATATCCTCCAATCTGATATCGTCGATTGCGTCGAGGGCAATTTCTTCCTCGCCGCCGTCTTGGTCCATAGCCCACACAAAACCATTTTCTAGGTCTGTGTCAGTTACGATGAACCATTTACCTTGTGACACGATTTCCGCGCCGTTTCCGATTTGTTTTTGAATTTCTGTCATGTTTCTACTATAGCACAGGTTAAAGTTAAAAGCAAGTTTTTTTTTGTATTATTTTACGATTTCTTCAGCGATTACCTCAAAGACCTCATCGAGTTCTTTGACCTCAACGTGTAGGCAATTATCTTCTATGTGAAAGATTATGCCTGTGTCAACGAACTCAAGACTCTCGCCATGCTTAAAAGTTACGCTGTCGTTCAATTCAAAGTTGCTTATTTTCATGTAGTAACTATAGCACACAATCAAACAAAAGTAAAGCTTTTTTTATCTTTTTTTTATCTTTTTTTTTATTAAAAAAGGGCTTGACAACCCTACCCCATTTCTGAAAAAATTAGTTTGCGTTTGCGTGGCAAACTGGCGGGGGGAGTCCATTATCAATCTATCAACGAGAAACCCCCACCCAATTGTCTGGGCGTGGTAAACGGGGGCATGAGTTCCATTTATTGTTTAAAAAAAATAATCAGACCCTATAATTCAAAGTGACTCTTGACGATATAACAAAGTATGTCCCATTGGTAGCTGGGGTCATGTATGCTATTGTGGCCTTTGCTTATTTTATGAAGAGGGATTATGGTTGGGGTGTGATCTGGATTTCTTATGCTACGGCAAATTTTGGTCTTATGGTAGTTGGTAATCAGTAAAACGGTGTAAATTAAACAAATGAGTTTACCTTATAGTGAGTTTCCTGTTTATATTGGTGGTATCGGCACTACAGCGCTTCCTTCTGAAGTGAATGGATATATTCCTGCGACCCAAGCAAGTGTAAATTACAATACAAATCATAGCCCCAAACGTAAATTGGGGACAACTATCGATTCTACTGATCAATTTGGTTTTCAACAAGCTCTATCCGCAAACATATCTATCGATTGCGTATTTCATACAGGAATGCTTTCAGGTTTAGATTTTTTAAAAGATGTAAATCAAGATAGTTCTGTTATTATTCAATTGGGTAGCGGAGTGTATCGAGACTGCTATGCAACGGATGTATCTATAAATATAAACCCTTTTGCCGCTGTTACTTTAAATGCTAGTTTTGTTTCTTTAGATCCTGCTATTGATGGGTCTATAAGTGGAGATAGCAACCCTTACGGTGGTTCGACTGTGCCTTTGGATAGTGACGCAGTGGCTTATGGTCATACTTGCCTTATAGATGATAATGCAAATATTTTAAATAACACACAAAGCCAAATAAGTTTTACAAGGAAATACGCCAGAACTCCCGTTTACGGCATCGGTTCAATTAACGCTTCTTCAATGTTGCTCGATGGAGTTGAGGAAGAGCTTACTGTGGCATCAACAGGATTGAATAGCCTTATAAATTTTAGTGGACAGTCTTTATCTAGTTCGTTGAGTGTTAGCGTGTGTGGTATAGGAGGCACAGCCGCCATGTCACAGATTGTAGATTTAATTAAATTTGACGCTGGTTCTAGAGTTTTAACACAATCGCTCTCTACTAATGGTGGCGAAACTTTGACAACTAGCGCCACAATTAAGCAAATAAAATTATGATTTAAGTGTAATTATTATTACATATGGCACTTAAAAAATTGTCTAATTTTCGTTTAGAGCCTCACACTTTCCACTCTATCAAGTTTAAGGAAAGGAAATTTAAATTTACCCCAAATCAGCGCAAATTTCTAGCCACGTTGCTAGATGAAGAGGTTAAAATCATGTTTGTGTCTGGTCCAGCAGGTTCTAGTAAAACATACATGTCTTTATATGGGTGTTTGCGTTTAATGGCTGAAGATAAGGAAAAAGATCTTCTCTATATAAGAAGTATTGTCGAAAGCGCAGATAAAGGCTTGGGTAGCCTACCAGGAGATATGTCTGAAAAGTTCAACCCTTTCACGTTGCCCTTATACGATAAATTGGAAGAAATAATACATGAGGGAGATACAGCCTTCTTAAAACAGAAAGAAAGGGTCACAGCAATCCCTGTAAACTTTTTAAGAGGAGCTAACTGGAATAATAAGTTAATCGTGGCAGATGAAGCTCAAAACTTTACGTTTAAAGAGTTGACTACCTTGATAACTAGAATTGGTGAGGACACCAAGTTAGTTATATGCGGAGACTTTATGCAAAGCGATATCAACGGTAAAACTGGCTTCAAAGATATGTTTGATATTTTCTCTGATGACAAATCAAGAGAGAACGGAATACATTCCTTTTCTTTTAACAGAAATGATATTGTTCGTAGTAAAATTTTAAAGTTTATCATTTCTAAGTTAGAAAAAGGTAAGGAAGTGTAATATTATATATATAAGCAAGAAAAAAGTGTCACGCGCAAGCGGCGAACTGCTACTGATAAAAAGGACACATGCCTTGTTTTTTTGAAAAAACTATTTTAATTAAATAAAATATAGTATGGCTCATCTATTTTGTCACAGTTGCGGAACAAAAATTTCTTACGCTCATGCAAAACCTAACTTTTGTGGAAAGTGCGGTATCCAACTTAATTCTTTAGCTTCTACCTCTACAGCG